GCGGATGCCTGCGCGCCCTCGATCTGCGAGTTGACCATCTCGGCGATGACGCCGTGCGGGTAGCCCGCAGGGTCCATCAGCAGCTCGCGGGCGAGTCGGCCGATGCCCTTGCCGACGGGCTTCTTCTCGGTCTCTGTCGGGGCCTCGGTCGCTTCGGTGACGTCGGCCTGCGGCTGTGCATGCGGCTCGGTCACCTCGGCGGCCTTGGGCTGCCCGAACGACGCGAGGTCGATGTTCTTGGCCTCGACGATCGAGCCGATGCGGTCGAGCAGCTTGCCTCGGGTCGCGAACGTCTTGGGGCCAGCGGCCTTGTCGGCGATCTGGTTGTGCAGGGCCAGCAGGTCCTTGGTGCTCATCTCTTGCAGGTTCATCTCACGCTCCGGTGGTTGGGTGTGAGGTCATTAGGTCGTGTTCGTGGGGATTCGGGAGCGGGGCCCCCTGAAGAAAACTGGCCCGCTGACTGCCCATCAGCGGGCCGTGACTCCTAAGCGCATGAAAAAGAAGGGGATGCCTTGTGGGCATCCCCTCCGAAGCACGGCCGGGGCAACCTCGGCCTCTGTTCCGACCCCGGCCGCTGGCACCAAACCTAGTGCATGAACGCCAGGTGCAGGCGGTCGTAAGGGAGGGCGTCGGCGCGGCGCTTGGTCTCACGGTCGACGTAAAGGTCCAGCGGGCGCGAGTACGGCACGCCCGCCAGCGCCGCCGCGTCGTCGAAGGTCTCGCAGCCGAAGGGAACGCCCACGCTGGCGGCACGCTCGGCCAGTGCATCGATGACCTCGCAGCCGCTGCGCAGGGCGCACGCGAGGCCCGTGAGCGCGAGGGCCACGGGGTGGTGCGCGGGGTAGACGGCCTGCTTATTCATCGCCGCCCCCGATCAGGTCGCGGTCGATGGCCTGCTCGCGCAGGGCGAGCTGCACGGTGTTCAGCGGGTTCGACTTGCCCTGGTTCCAGGTGCGGATGGCGACGAGGATGCCCTGCAGGCGCGCGTCGCCCAGCTTGATGTACTCCTGCACCTTCAGGTAGTCGTCCAGCTTCATCGCGGCGGCGAGCTCGGCGGGGCCGACCGGGCGGTCCTTCGACGGCATGCGGTCCAGCAGGCTCAGCAGCGCGGACGCGAGGGCGATGTTCTGCGTGGCGACGGCGACCTGGGCCATGTGCCCGAGCTCGGCGGGGCCGGCGTAGGCGAGCTGGTGCAGGTACTCGGTGCGCTTGGGGTCGCCGAGGGCGGCACGGGAGAGCACCTTGGCGGGGCTGGAGTAGAACTCGCGCTGCGAGACGAGCTGGGCGTGCGGTGCGCCCGCGTCCTTCAGCAGCTTGTCGAGCTCCTTGGCCGAGTTGTCCTTGATCTGGCGGACGGCGGCCACGGTCTCGCTCTGCGCGAAGCGGGCCTTGTCGGCGGCGTCGATGCCGGCGGACTTCCAGCGGTTCGCGATGTCCGCCTTGCGCGCCGCGACGTCCTGGTTCAGGCGCTCGATGGCCTTCAGGGCGCGGGTGTGGATGGCGTCCAGGTTGGACGCGAGCTCGCCGATCTGTTGCGGGCTGAGCAGCGGGGAGACTTGGTTCAGGTTCAGGTTCATGGCTCGTTGGCTCCTATGAGGTTGAGGGTCCTCCGGTCGCCTTCGAGCGCGTCCCCAGCCGCGGGGTGGTCATGCGCGCCAATGCGCTGACCGGATGCTTTCAATGTGTCGTGGTGCGCTGGCCGAGAACGCCATCGTTCTTCGGCCGTGTTCCCCCCGTTCGCTGCCGCCGTCGCGGTGGCTTACGTGTCAGGGGCTTGGGGGCGTCTCGCCCGCCGATGGAGAGTCAGGCGTCCGCGTCGGGGTCCGCACCCACGGGCCAGCCGCCAGCGCCGCCGCAGACCGAGCAGAGCCTCACCGCCACCACGTCGCCGCTGAAGTGGAAGCGCTGGCACCGCATGCACCTGACCCAGCCCACGCGCCTGATGACGCGCGGCGGGTCGAAGTTGGGGTCTAGGACGTTGGCGCGTCGCGCGCCTCCGTCGAGTGGCCACGGCGTCGGCTCGATGAGCGCCTTCGCCAGCAGGCAGTTCTCGGGGTCGTGGACCGCACGCTTGCCCGGCGTCGCGCCGAGCCAGCGGTAGTTCGGGAAGTTCGGGTTGTGCGTGCGCCGCTGCACCGTCGAGGTGGGCAGCCCGAGCGCCTCCGCCGCCTGCCGAGCGCTGGGGTATCGCACCCCATCGACCTCGACGCCGACGGCGTGCCCGTTACTGCCCGCGGTTGACAGCGCCATGCTCGCGCCTGCCCTCGGACTCGGCGGACATGGCCTGCCACGTGGCCGCGTCGATGCGCGGGATCGGGCCGATGCAGGTCATCTCGCAACTGCGGGCGAGGGCATCGCGCCCGCCCATCGTTGCGACCGCCTTAGGCGCCGTCTCGTCGAAGGCGTCGAGGTTGCGGTCGATCTGCTCGGCGCGCAGCAGCGCCTCCTCGACGGTCAGCGTCTCACTCGTCATCGTCTTGCTCCTTGTTCGCGTGGTACTTGGAGAGAAGCCCCGTCAGCGCCTTGCGCTCGTCGGCCGACATGCGCAGCAGCGCCTCGGCGTCGAGGCCCGTGGAGTCCACCTTGACGCGCAGGCGGTCCGCCATCTGGTCGCCGTAGCGCCACTTGAGAAGAACCTCCATCAGCCTGTCGCTGTACTTGCGCACCGTCAGCGGGCGCTCGTCGCCGGTCTCGGGGTCGGCCACGGTCGAGACGCGGCCCTGGTGGATGACGGGCTCATCGATGCCGACGGCAGCACGCCGGTAGGCCTCTTCGAGCAGGCTGTCGAGCGCCACCTCGACGGCGGCCTCCCACTGCGTGCGGAACTCCAGGTCGTTGGCCTTGTGATAGAAGGCCGTCGAGCGCACGATCCCCGCAGCGGCTGCCGCCGCCTTGGGGCTCGCCGTGTCCTCCAGCACCGCAAGGAAGATCGCCTTCCTCTCCGGCGTGAAGGTGTTGGGGATAGATGGGCGGCTCACGTCTGTTCTCCGAAAAATGGCTTACGGAGTTATCGTGTCGTGCTTATGCGCGCAGGCACGCCATCGTTCTTTCAAGCGCATCAACGGCTTGGAAGGCACTGGCCCGCGAATCGACGATCAGGGGGTGAGACGGCCGGGGAAGTTGGCCTCGCGCGCGAAGGTCTCGGCGCAGCAGGTCGGACGCCTACCCGGCCGCGTTTCCCGCATCGGTCGCCACGCCCGCAACGTCGGCCACGGTCGATCCACGCCGCGTCGGCGGTTCCGTGCATCGCACGACATGCTCAAGGGAGCATCAGAAGCTGTTCGCAAAGCTGTTCGCTATTTTTTCTTTATAAATCAATGATTTACTTATCAATGAACAGCTTGAACAACATGAACAGCTTATTTCTCTCCTAAGACAAACCGTAGTACCTCCCTCATCTGGCAGGCGAGCGGACAGCGCATCGGTCGGGTCCGCACAGCGCCGAAAATCCTAAAACGATTTCGGAGCCGAAAAACGCGTTCATGCCGTTCGCCGATGCGTAAGCGCATGATCCGTAAAACAAAACGAGCAAAAGAAAGCCGTTCGCCAAGTCGCTCGGCGAACGGCGTCGAAGCTGTTCTCCCTCAACTCCAGAGCTGCTTCGGGTCGGCCCCCACGATTGCCGCGAACCTGGCGCGAGCCTGGCCGAGGTCGGGGACCACGAACACGCGCCTGTCCTTGCGGGCGCCGCTCCTGACCTGCCGCGAGGTCACGCCCACCTTGGTGAGCAACACCTTAGCGAGCCCTGGCAGCGGCCTCGGGTGCCGCGTGCGGTTGCGGGCGAACGAGAGGTAGCTGTCGTAGAGGTCGCCCTTGTCGAGCTCGACCTCGCCGCCCGACCAGTCCCTGTCCTCGTCGTAGCCGGGAAGCTCGCCCGCGTAGAGCAGCGAGTACCACCAGGAGAACTCGGGGTCCATGCCGCGCAGCTTCTGGTCGGCCAGCGCGCTGTTCTGCGGGATGTCGTTGCGCGGGTGCCATCCGTCGATGTCGCGGGCGAGCATGTCGTGCAGGAAGGCGGCGCGGCCTCCCTCGTCGAGCTGGCGATTCAGCGCGCGGAAGAAGTCGCGGTCGTCCTTGCGCGACTCGCTCACCTCGAACACCGCGAAGCGCCGCTCGCCGTCCAGGCCTGCGGGCACGACCCAGTCCGAGTTGGACGCCATCACGATGTGGATGAGGTTCTTGCCCATCACGGCGTCGCGGCCCTTGCCCTCGTAGGCGACCGTCGGCTCGGTCACGAGCGCCTTGAGCTTCGCCTCGCCCGCCTTGTCGCCCGCCCAGAATGCCTCGTCGGCGAACAGGCAGATGCAGTTCTGCAGGTGCGAGTTGAAGCGGCCCGTGATGTGCTCGGGCGAGCTGATGTGCAGGCCGTGCGGCCCCGCGAGTTGCTGGAGCACGCGGCCGAGCGTCCCCTTGCCGGTGCCCTTCGCGCCCTTGAAGGCGATCGCCACTTCTGCGGGCTCGGCCGGGCGCTGGAACATGGCGGCGATCCAGTTCAGCACGTAGCGGTATCCCCTCGGGTCGCCGTCGGTCAGCACCTCGCGGATGAGCTGGTCTAGCAGCGACCAGTCGCCGGGCTTCGGCTCGACGGCCCAGCCGCGCCACAGGTTCAGCCAGCCGTCATGGTCCCCCGACGGGTCGAAGATGACGCCCTTGTACTGGCGGCGCTTCGGGTGCTTGAGCCAGAACTGAGCCCGCGTCGTCGGCCGGTCGTTAATCTGCTCGACGAAGCTGTTGCAGTACAGGTTCTGGAAGTCCTCCTTGCTGGAGCGCTGGTAGAAGTGCCTGCCGAGCACCGGGTCGAACTCCTCGGTGAAGACGCGGAACTTGCCGTTCTCCATGACGACGCAGTGCTGGGCGTTCATCTCGTCCAGGACCGCTTCCTTGCCCTCGGCCTTCGGCGGCTCGCGCAGTGTCGTGTCGTCCACGCCCTGGCCGAGCTCGGCGGGGTCCTCCCAGGCGTCGAAGTCGTCCTCGGGCTCCGCGCGCGCCACCTCGCCGCCCGCCGCCTGCACGACCTTGTGCAGGTATTTGACGGTGATCGGGCGCCCGCCACGCGAGGCGGTCGAGTGAAGCGAGTCCCAGCGCCTGCCGATGATCCAGGCGTCGTCCTGGTAGTCGGGGTCCTGCGTGCTCCAGTCGATGAACTCCTGGCGCCCCT